ATGTCAATGTTGAAAAGAGAATTGAAACAGGAAAGACATATACATGTAAAGATGTGCCTGATCATTCAGATCAAGTCGGAAAAGCAATTATACTAGCAATCGCAGGTAGTATGATTGATAGTGAACATGCCATACTAGGGGCGTTTACAGGATTGTTAACAGGAAATGTCACTGTTAAAAAGGTATGTTATGACTCAATTTCATATGAAACATATGTCGAGAGAGAATATTCTCATACATTAATTACTCTTTCTAACGGAAAAATAGAAGTTCAAAAGAGAATACAAGAATAATTTTCGTTATAAATAAGTATATAACAAAGTAAATTTACAAGGATTAACAAGTCATGGCATCGTATTGTGTATCAGGTCAAACTCAAGAGTATCTAGGGTTCGCAGAATATTTAATATATCAAACTCTATTTTCATCTATCAAGGCGACAACGCCTGTACAAACTAAGACAGAAGAAAATTCTAAAGACTACGATTTAATTGTAGGAAGTCATGTGGCATCAATGGCCGCAGATGATGATCTAGATAATACAGATAGTGGAAGAGCTTGGTCATGTACTGATAAGTTTGCTCTTGATGGTCTCGCAAATGCTGCCGCTTTAAAATCAGCAGTAGATGCTCGTATTACAAAATGTAATGCATCATGGTCACACACAGTAGATAAAATTGTTTATCGAACATATAGAACAACAAATTACAATACTCAATTATACGGAAGTGCTTGGTTAAAAACTGAAACAGATTCAGTTGTCACTACATCTTACGATAAAGTTATAGGTGCAGGCGATAAAGTAATTCATGTAAGTTGGGATGACACTTCAGATTCAAATTCACACTTCCTAAGAACAATGGCAAGATACGAAGCAATGGACAATGGTGCAGGTGTTGATTGGGATGAAAGAAAAAAAGCATACGCAAGAAATATACTTGCGATTACTTACCCGTCAACTGCTAATGATTACAAACTATGTATTGATAAAATTCTAAACAAAGACGATACTGAGTATGCTGGTCTTTGTACATTTCTAGGAGTATCTGGTATATCATCAGCGACTTGGAAAACTTATGTAGATGCTTACTTGACAGCTATTGCTTAATAGTAAAAATTTTTTATTATGAAATTGTCGGACTTTATTACAACAAAAGATTTTATTGAATGCGTTGAAAGTTATCCTTTCGCAATTCGCAATCTACTTACCGAAGCAAAACAATACCACATCACACGACACTCTGGTCAAAGAGTAAATTATCAAATCGATCTTGAATTAACCACAATGGAAAACGTAGGCACCATTCATACTTCAAATGTAAATGCACCTATGACAGATTGGAAGATGCATGAGAAACACGAAACTTTCAAATGGATTAGTGATCGTGCTTGTGAGATTGCAAAAGGTCTATCTCAAAAGATGGCAAGAGTAGAATTTAGAACATTAGATTGTTGGGGAGTATATTACAGACACAACGATTGGACTAAACGACATTCACATTGGCCATGCATTTTTGCGTTTGCTTATTATTTAAAGGTACCAGAAAAACCAGCACCGATTATTTTTCCTACAGCTAATTATGAATACAATCCTAAAGTTGGCGATCTAGTTTTGTTTCCTGGTCAGATACAACATGAAGTTAAACCTGTCGAGGGTGAAAGAATTATGATCTCTGGCAACTTGGTAGTGGACTATGATACAAGGTTGTAAAGTTCCTAGCACCTCACTTGTTATAGAGGCCGCAGGTAATCTAACTTTATGTTGTCATGCATATCCTCACACAACAGGACACATTAGTAAAGTAAATAGTTTAGAAGATTTTTTTAATTCAAGTGTCATGGATTATTATAGAGACGAATTGGCAAATGGAAATATCAAAACTTTAAATCCTTGCAACACATGTTATAAAAAAAAAAAAGAAGGGTTTACTACTTTTCGAAATAGAATAGAAGACTATTATAAATTTCCTAGAGAAGAGTTAGATAAGAAAGCAAGACAAGTAGGAATGAATGTTCCTATAAGATATTTAGAATATACCTTATCTAATATTTGTAATCAAACGTGTGCGATGTGTAGTAGTAATTGTAGTCATGCATGGATAGAGTTAGATAAAAAATTTGGTCGCCCTGTTCGTCCTCTTTCAAAACTCGATCAAGAGTCTATTGAAAAAATAGAAAAAATTTTATACGGATTAGATTATGTAAATCTAAAAGGTGGAGAACCTTTTGCTGATATACGAAACCTTAGAATACTTAAAAAACTAATTGAAGTAAATCCTAAATGTAATATTGAGATTGTCACTAACATGCAAAGTATAACACCTGAGACAATGTTAATACTGAAACAACTTCCAAACATAAAACTATTTGCAAGTGTCGATGGTGTAGGTAAAGTCTATGATTGGATACGAGGAGGCAACTTTGAAAAGACAGTTAGTAATATGGAAAACTTTTATAATGAAACAGGAAACACAATTCAAATAGGAACAACGATTAGTTTATATAACTTTTATAGTTTAGAACCAATACAAGAATACTTTGAAAACAAACCTTACATTCATAACATTACATTTGATAACTGGGTAGAGGGTCCCTCATATTGTTCAGCATTATGTTTACCTGAAGATATGTTTAATAAAAGATTAGAAGAATTAAAACAAAGAATTAACATTGTTCCTATAACATGGAAATCAACAGAAAGAGATATGAAACAATACTCTTTAGAAGAAACAGAAAAGATGAATGATCACAGAGGATTTAATTTGTTTGATTACGTGCCAGAATTAAAGGAGTGGTATAAATAATATTATGAATTATCACATGGGACTAGACGGATTTATATGGTTCATTGGTGTTGTAGAGAATAGAAACGACCCATCACAAATGGGAAGAGTACAAGTTAGATGTGTATCGTTTCATACAGACAACAAGAATGATCTACCAACTGAGGATTTACCTTGGGCAACTACCATGTTGCCAACTACAGCCTCGGCCAATTCTGGTCTAGGTTCTAATCCTTTTTTAGCTGAAGGAACATGGGTACTTGGATTTTTCTTAGATGCCAAGACCAAACAACAGCCTGTAATACTTGGAACACTACCAGGCAAACCCTCATCGTTAGGAGAAACTGCAAAAGGATTTAATGACCCCAATACAAGACCTGCACCAGAAATAGGTGTAAGTGTTTATCCTAAAGTTGCAGGCGAACCTGATATTGATAAACTTGCTCGTGGTACAAACACAATTGATAAAACAACTGATCTGACAAAGGATGTTAACATTGCAAATTCAACGACAACTTGGAGTGAACCCGATAGTGCCTATAAGACGACCTATCCTTACAACAGAGTATTTAAAACAGAGACAGGTCATGTCAAAGAATACGATGACACAGAGGGTGAGGAAAGAATACATGAATACCATAAGGCTGGAACATTCTACGAAATCGATAAAGACGGAAATAGAACCACTAGGATTGTTAAAGATAATTATGAGATTATTGCTGGTGACAATTATGTTAATGTCAAAGGCGATGTTAATCTTACTGTTGATTCCAATTGCAATACATATGTCAAAGGAGATTGGAACATACAAGTCGATGGCAACAAGATCGAAAACATCAAAGGAACATCAACAGAAACAGTAGATGGTGTCGCAACTAAAACATTCAAAGGCACTGGTTCTGAAGTGACTGCAAAAAATTCATCTGGCACAGATATTAAACTCACAGGTCACACACATACTGACCCAGCTGGAGTTGCTGGAAGTGAAACATCTACACCTAATTAGTAAAATATATCCTACTATCCGTATAAATAAATGATAGTAGGAGTTTTCAATGGCACATGCAAGTACAGTCGGTGGCAAAATAGGCACAGACGCACAACAACAAAATGAATCTAATAGATCAACTAGACAATATAGTGATCTAGATTTGTTCTTTGGGAAGAACGCAATCGGATTTGATGTCAATAAAGTGACTGATATTCAAGCAGTTAAGAGATCAGTTCGTAATCTTGTTTTACTTAATCAATTTGAAAAACCTTTTCAACCTCAGATTTATGCTGGAGTTAGAGAAATGTTATTTGAAAACATGACACAAATCACAGCGATTGTTATCGCTAGAAAGATTGAAGATGTCATTAATAACTTCGAACCAAGAGTTAGATTAAACTCTGTAAAGTGTTATCCTAATTACGATAACAATGCTTATGATGTCACTGTGGGATTTTATGTAGTAAACGCACCAACTGAATTAGTTGAGTTGGATGTAATGTTAGAAAGATTAAGATAGATGGCAACAACTGTAAATAAAAAAAGACTTAGAGTCACAGAATTAGACTTTGCAGAGATCAAAGAAAATTTAAAACTATTTTTAAAAGCGCAAGAAGAATTTAAAGACTATGACTTTGATGGTTCAGGTATGAACATCTTGTTAGATACTCTTGCTTACAATACACACTATCTAGGTTACAACGCTAATATGTTAGCAAATGAAATGTTTTTAGACAGTGCATCATTAAGATCATCTATTGTATCACACGCAAAACAATTAGGATACGAAGTACAATCAGCAAGAGCACCAAAAGCAACATTAAGTATTTCAGTTAAAACAAGCGCAGCCACAATCACAATGTCTGCTGGAACAAAATTCTCAACTACACTAGATGGTGACACATATAACTTTGTCACTACATCTGATATTACAAAACCTAAGTTTGGTAATTCAGTTAACTTTGATTCAATAGATGTTTACGAAGGTACATTTGTTGAAACAAGATATACAGCTGACACATCTGATTTAGAACAAAGATTTATTTTAAGAGATAACAGAGCAGACACTTCTACACTTACAGTTAAAGTAATTAATTCTGCTACTGATAGCACAACTACAACTTATACAAAAGCAACAGACATAACTCAACTAGCAAACAACTCTAGTGTTTACTTTTTACAAGAAGTCGAAGGTGGAAAATTTGAAGTTTACTTTGGCGATGGTGTTGTTTCTAAAGCAATTGAAGACGGAAACATTGTTTCATTATCTTATGTTGTGACTAACAAGTCAGAAGCGAATGGGGCTAGTAGTTTTACAGCACCAAGTTCAATTGGTGGACAAACAGATATTACACTTACAACAATTCTAAGAGCAACAGGTGGTGCAGAACCAGAGTCATTAAAATCAATTAAATTAAACGCACCATTAAATTATGCAGCTCAAGGAAGAGCAGTGACAACATCTGATTACGAAACTTATGTTAGACAACTTTTCGCAAACACACAAGCAGTTTCAGTCTTTGGTGGAGAAGATGGTTCATACGACCCATCAACAGGTGTATCATCAACACCAGAATATGGTAAAGTTTTTATCTCAGTAAAATCAACAACAGGTGCAAACTTAACTTCTACTCAGAAAACACAGTTAGTAAATGATTTAAAAAAATATACTATTGCATCTATCACACCTGAGATCGTTGACCCCGAGACTACATTTATTAGATTAGACTCTAAAGTTAAATTTGATTCAAGTGCAACAACAGATAGTGCAGACGCAATCGTGACCGATGTCACAACTGCATTAACAAATTATAATACAGAAACACTACAAACATTTAACTCACAATATAGAGCTTCAGCAGTTTCTAGAATTATTGATGAAGCAAACAATTCAATTTTAAACAATACGACAAGTGTAAAACTATCTAAGTTCTTTACACCGTCAGTTGGTTCTACAACATCTTATAACCTATCATTTAACAATGCATTACTAAACCCAGAGAGTGGTTATCTTGCAGCCACTGGTGGTATCATTACATCATCTGCTTTCAAAGTTGGAACAGATACAACATCGGAGTTCTTTTTTGATGATGATGGTCAAGGTAATTTAAGAAGATATTCTTTAGTAGGAACAACAAGATCATATGCCGACTCACAAGCAGGGTCAGTTGATTATAGTTCTGGTGTAATTAAAATTAATAACATTAATATTACTGCAATATCAAATGTTGATGATGCAACTTCCACACAAATTAGATTAATAGTGACACCAAACTCTAATGACATTGTGCCTGTTAGAAACCAAATACTAGAATTAGATTTAACAAACACAACAATTTCTGCCACAGCAGATACGGAAGCTTCGTCTGGTAGTGCGATCTCTACTTCAGGTAGTGGGTCAACATCAACAACAACTGTATCGACTTCTGGTGGTAGTTCAAGCTACTAGAAACGATGAAAGATACACCGACTTTAAAAAATAAACTCTCGCCTCTTATCAAAGGTCAACTTGCTGATTTTCTTCAGTCAGATCATGATGTCTATGCTTCTTTCGTTAGAGATTTCTATAAGTTTCTAGAGAGTGCTAAGATTACATATAAGGCAACAACAAATTATTTACTTCAAGAACCAGAAACTAAAGCATATGTTCTTTCAGAGAATGGAGTTTTAGGAGCACCAGAAGATAGATTGGTGTTAGAAGATTCTGTTGAGTTCTCAACAGGTGAAATAGTTAAAGGTCAAACATCAGGTGCAGAGGCAACTGTAGTTGTTGAAGACGTTAGAGGTTCAGCATTATATATTTCTGCAAACCAAAGATTTGAAATTGGTGAAACAATCAAAGGATTAACCTCTGGTGCAGAATCAGAATTAGTCACATACAAAGCAAACCCTGTACAGAATGTACAACAACTTTTAGACTATGGTGATATTGATAATACAATACTTCAATACTTTGATCAGTTTAGAGAAGCATTTTTAAAAGTTATTCCAAATACTTTAGCATCTGAAGTATCTAAAAGAAAATTAATTAAATCAATTAAAGATTTGTATTCAGCAAAAGGAACGTCTGAAGGTCACAAAATCTTTATGCGTTTATTATTAAATGAAAGTGCAAACATATTCTATCCAAATGAAAATATGTTAAAAGTTTCAAATGGTAATTGGAAACAAAAAGATAGAATTAGATGTGTATCAGATGGTCTTGGTGCATCTTCAGAAATACTTAATCAAGTTATCACAGGATTAACTTCTGGTGCAACAGCTGTTGTTGATGCAACTGCAACATTTCAACAAGGAACAGATTCAGTTTCAGAATTAGAATTAGAAAATGTTAATGGTACATTTCAAAGTGGTGAACAAATTGAAGCAACATCAAACGATACAGATACTAAAATTACATTTACAATTAAGTCAGCGATTACAGGAACAAGTTTAGATAACGATGGTATTCTTCATTCACTTTCAGAGGCATTAGTTATTGACGCTGACAAAGGTAATAGTTTTGCCGATGTATTAGTTGATACAATTAAAGAAGGTTCAGTAAGTTCAGTTCATATTGAAACAGGTGGTAATGCATATGAAGTAGGTGATGCTGTAAACTTTACTGGTGGAACAGGTATAACTGCTGCCGCTGGATTTATATCTGCTGTCGGTGGTGCATTCTTACTTGAAGACGGAACGGGTAATATACAAAGAGAAGTTGGAACAGTAAACACTGAAGTATCTTTTAATGTTGCAATAGAAAAAAGAGATTTATCAGATGGGCCATACTTTGTTTATGGTACTGCTGAATACGGACAACTTGGTGCAGGTAAAGAAGGTTATTTCTATCCATTATATTTAACAGCCGCAGGTGCAGGTGGAACAAGTAATTCACATACACATACATTTTCAGAATACCCAGATGTTGTTTTCCATATGCCAGCAGGCAATATGAATCATGCTGTTTCTGATTTACCTACTAACAATACAAACACTGCATGGCCACCTAAGTCTGAAGATAATATTATATTAGATAGAACAGACTCTTCTGGTTCAGATGCTGGGGATAAAATTCAAACTAACGAAGTACAACTTTCACTTGATGCTAATGTAAGTGATAGTGATGTTCTTATATTAGAGAGAGGAACATTCTCAACAGAAACAGAAGCAACTTCTATCAATAGAGTTTTCTTAACAAGTAAAGGTCAAGGATATACTTCTCTTCCTACAATATCTATTGACAGTGAAGACGGTACTGGTGGTAAAATTATTGCATTAACAAATAACATTGGTGCAGTTGGTTCACTTAAAGTTAATGATAGTGGATTAAATTATGCTGCAAATAATTTACCAGATGCTAGATTTAGAGCTCACTTTATATTAAAAGATATTACAGGTTCATTTGCCGCAGCTAATACTTTAACAACACACACAGGTACAGTAAAAGGTTGGAATGCTGATACACAACAATTAGATGTCACATTCGAAGACATTAAAAGAATTGACATGGAGTTGTCAACAGATTTTAGTTTACCATTTATCTTAGAAGATCAAGATAGTGCAAACAACGAAAACAATATTTTAATGGAAGATATACAATTAATTGATACAACAGTTAATGATAATATTATTTTAGATGGAACAAGCATAACATCAGCTCCTACAAGATTTGTACAA